CAACAAGAGAAATATCTGAAATACCATTGGAATCTTTGCCATTGTTTACAATGTAATCTGCTTCTATAGTGGCAAAGTTTTGTGGGTTTCTTCCAAAAATATCATTACCAAAAACAATTTCATATCTATTATTATCAGATGGTTGTAAGAAAAATACCTGTGAGTTTTTGTTTATACCAAGAAGATTTTCTGCTCTTGTATAGTTATATGTATTAGCACCATTATTCTCTATTACTGTAATAGTAAGAGTATTAACATCTATATTTTCATTTGATAATCTTAAAACTTGTGTTTCATCTGTCGAATCATATATGAAAGAATCTTGAAAAAATGAACCTTCTAGTACTTCAACGTTTGAAATAGAGTAAGTATCATTTGCAGCTGTAATAACATTTACTTCATTAGTAACAAACTCAAAAGAATCATTTGAATTTGAACCAGAAAATCTAGTTCCTTTTGGAATTGTAAGAGGACCATCAATGCCAGTTGTTTCAAATGTCAAATCAAGAAATGCAACAGATGATCTATTTGAAATAGGAAGATAATTTAATTCTTTTGAATGTGATGCAACTGAGTCATATTTCTGAGAGGAATCAAGAAACATCTCAGAAGCAACCATATTTAAGTAGAAAGAATTCAAATATGAGTTATATGTCATTACATCAAGTAAGACATTAATATTTGAACCTTCAAAATCAAAGTCTTTAAAAGTATTTTGTCCTTGTAAAAATACTTTTAAATTTTCTTTTAGTGTGTCAAAATCTAATGATGATACGTTTAGAGAATTATTTGCCATTTAGCGAACTCTTGTTAATATTGTTGTAAGAGTTATTTCTTCTGAGTTATTTATAATATTATAAACAATGGTTACAGATATTGAATTATTTTGTATTAGAAATCCACTAAAATCTCTAAGTGCTTCGCCTTCTGATATTTCTGAAGATTGAACTGATACTTCTAAAAGATTAATTCTAGGTTCATTATTCTGTATAGTAAGTTTTATATTTTCTTCTATATCATTTAAAAGAATATTATTAACATTTTCAAATAAACTTGCATTTACATCAGAACCTACAATTGGTTGAAAAAATCTTTCTCCTAGATTTGTTTTAATAAGATTTCTAAGTGATTGGTTTACTGATTTTTCATTTGTGACACGACCAAGCTGATTTCCTACAGGAGTCTTTGCAAAAGAATTTAAGAAATCAGAAAAATATTCTGTTTGTTTTTCTTTTGGTGAAATAGATTCTGCTCTTGTTGGTCTAGTTACCATTTATTTTTTCCTTATGGTCCACAGAATACATTTTCTGAACCTGTTGCTACTGATGTGCAAGCAGTCACTGCATCTCCAATTCTTCCACAACCTTTGTCATTTATAAAAACAGTAGGAGAACCAGTTGTAATTGGAGCTTGGTGTGGTATACATAGAGGCCCCTTATGAGAATTATTATTATCACCTTGCCTAGAAATACCTATACTATTTACAAAAACATCAGGAGATCTTTCTAATCTGCGTGGTATTTCACAATGAAACGAATCTTCATCTACGAGATCACCTCTGCAAACGGCTGGCATTTTTTCTCTCCCTTTCCATTAATTTTTGAAGTTTATCATTCCATTTATGTATTTCTTCGTGTTGTTCTTCTGTGTGTGGTCCTGGTGGAGATGCTGGAAGAAATTTAATAACATTATCAAAAACTTCTGGTATATCTTCATATTTATCAAATGTTTTTAACTCACCATCTATAAGTATAACAAACTCATTTTTGTCTCTGTGTGCTCCTGGCATTTAAATATCCTTAGTCTGCATATTCTTTTGCTGCTGGGTTTAGATCAATTCTATCTGCTACAATCTCAATTCTATCTGGTCTAATCATAATATAAGATGAACCACAAGTTAATAGTATTTCTTGTGAAGCATCTATTCTGGATTTACCAGAATCTAGTTGTACATCCATATTACCAGAAGGTAAATGAATTCCATATTCACCACCAACTGTATCATATCTAGATTTTCCCGTATGGTGTGATGAATCTCCTTCAACTGAACGACTTTCGTTTCCTTTTGTTCGTTGTTTTACATTTCCACTTATAGATTTATAATTATTATTCCTATTATTAAGAACCATTCCTTCCATATTAGAACCAGCACACATTTTTTTCCCACCGGTTCCACAATAATTATTTCCACGTACCTCACAGCCCTTATTACCAGAACCTGGTTTATCACCTACAGTATTTTTAGAATGTGTTCCAGAATTATTCTCGCTTTGTGCGTTAGTAGAGACACCAATGGTTCCAGCGTGTTGTTGGTGTTGTCCCTCACCCTTATAGTCTGTGCTGTTTCCACTATTTGTGGTAGATACTCCACCATTAGATTTTATGTTTTGACCATAATTATTTGTAGGATCGGTATCATCGTAATAACATATTGATGCATTTCCATTATAATTAGTCGTAATTTCAGCATTTTTATCATTTGTTCCTACATCAGGAGGCGTTGGTTGTTCACTTGAAGCATTCCGATGGTTTTCTGGAATACCCCTAGTATCAATTGGTCCTTTTGCCATTTTAAATTTCCTTTACAAAATCTAATAATTTTTTAATATCTAAATCATCAGCTGCTGTAGATAATAAATCTGCTTTTTGTTTAAAATCTTCCAAATCAAAATTCTCTGAAACATCTGAAGAAACATCATCAGTCATTCTAGAGACATGTGTCATAAAAGCTTCAGATATTTCATTAGATGTGAGGTTTGTACTAGCAATGGTAGATGACATAGAACTAGATTTATTTGGCATTTTTATTGCTTTATATGAGAATTTTTCCAATACATTTTTTAGTTCATTTTGTTCTTTTATTGTGGATTTTAACAACTTATTCATTTTACTTTGATCTAGAAATGAATTAGGTAAATGATTAGATTGTGCTTTGTTAATAGCACCACCCAATACAGGACCAAGCATACTTATCAAATCAGTAGATGATCCTGATCCCTTTCCTAATGCTTTTTCTTCTGTTTTATCTGAAACTTGATTGCAATATTTTTCTAAAAGAGTGTTTAATATTTCAACAGTTAAAGAAACAGATACTATATAGGGACTTAAGTCTGTAGAAAGTCCAATTTCTGCATCACTGTAAACTTCTTGTTCAAGAGAATCAAATGGACTATATTCGTCAGTTCTTAGTAAATAATAACTTGAATCTCCATCTTCTGGACCTTCAAATTCTACATATCCTGGATAAGGATCATTATCTTTTGTATAATATACTTGAGTATAAAAATCTGGAATATCCGAATGATTAACAACTACATTAGGAGGAATATTATCTCCAAAAACTATTTCCGGTATAACACAAACAGGTAAGTCCTTTTCTCCATATAACAAAACAGAAATATACAATGATATCAATGCGTCCTTTACCATATCTTTATAACTTTCTAACAAGTCATCAAAGTTTGTCAATAATGGTAAAGTAAAAGAAACTAAAACTGGACCATAACCAAGTTCTTTTACCAATCTACTTAATGCTCCAGTTAAAGCATCTGTTATTAATTCTTGTAGTTCTTGTGTTGGTTCATCACCACTTTGTCCTTCATTAGCACTTGTACTACTTCCAGATCCACCTTTAAAAGATGTTGCACTATTAATCTTTTCCATCATATCATAAAATTGTGGAAAAATATTTGATGTTCTTTGTGGATCTACTTCATTTAGACCAGCTAATATATTTTTTATATTTTGTTTTGCACCAGTGAAAGTTTTTTTATTAGAAAATTTATTGTATTTTTTATTATAATTTTGATTAGCTGTTTCTTTTGGATATGGGTGTGCGTTTGGTGGTGTTACATCATTATTAACATGGCTTTGTATAATTTGTTGTGGAACTACTGAAGCATTTCCATCATCATCAACATATATATGTTTTTCTGGTAAATTTTTTCCTCCTGCTGCCTCATTATGAACAGCAGGGTTAATATAGGTATTAGGACTAGCTTTAGGTGAATCATCTTGATTATAATCTACACCATCAAAGTTGTTCGCATCTTTTGACATACATCTTAACCTTTTTTATTTGAAGCAGTTCTATTAATAAAACCAGTAATTTCAAATTTACCATCCATATTGCGTTTACACATAACGTGTTGGCCTTCTCTTAAAACTAAATTTTGACCAATACCATTATGTGAAGGTGTAGAGTATTGCATAGATTTTGATGCTATGGGAAGATCTTCTTTTTTTATTCCCTCACTGCCAAATGGTCTAACTCTCCAACCACCCAATTTATTATCATCAACTTCAACCACAACACATGGGATTTCATTGTCACTCATTCGTACCTCCTAATATTCCTGAAACTATACAAGTTACAGATGATGGATCTAAATTATATCTTATACTAATACCAGTTACTAATACATTTCCTCCAACGTACTTATTTCCTTTTGCACTTTCTCCTGCTCCTTTTGAATTATCCATTTCAGCAACAGATCCTATTTCTAAACCATCTCTTGCCATACATTCAAATTGAACTGTTGGTCCAGAACCAAAGGGACCATAAATAGCATTTCTTCTATCAACATCTTGATTTAAATTTCTTGGACTCTGTTCGTTTTTTGTAAAAGCGGTATTATTAGGAACTCTTGAATTATTTGATAGTGTGCTATTTATCTGTTTATTTGGAGTTTTAAAATTTCCTGGCCTACTTTCATTATAATATTCTCCAGTATTTCCATGATAAGTATCTCTACGAGGATTTACAAACCCAGGATTAAAAAATTTATGACTTGAACCAAAATTTAAAACTGCTGCTTCTGGTGGTGTACCAGACCCACTGACACTATTAAAAAATTGCAATGCTGGTGATTGTTGAGAAGCATTTTCTAGTGTATCAACTCTAATTTCTTTACCATCAGGACTTGCCCAAGAACAAAGTATAGATGATTTGTCTCCTGGAATAGAAGATCTGTGTTGAATTCTATTAATACATTGAGAAAACGATTCACGCAAAAATGCTTCTGAATATGTTGTACTTTCTTTACATCTGTAATCAACCTTATTAAAACCATAATGTTTATACAATTCTTCGTAATATTTTTTAGAAGATTGTCCTCTGCCACCCTTAGCATAGATAAAAGATTCATTTTGAATCTTTTTAAAATTCTTGTTTTCACAGTTAACATTAAAAGATGCATTTTCTGTATCTTGACTAGGATCAGAACCAGATTGAAAATCACCAGCACCAGAAACAACTAAAGACTGTGAGAAATCAACCTGTGCAGCGGAATCAGGATTGCCAGTAAAAGAAAGTTCTACAGGTGCATATGGTTCTAGATTTTTAAATATATTTACAGGAGTATCGGACGTCTGTATAAAATCAAATGAAACTTTTGATCCACCAGCATTGTATATTGTATTATCTATTCTTAAACACCTAACCATTGATTGTGGTATTTCAGTTCCACCAATAGTACATATAAAATTTCCACCTTGTTTTAGCATTAATCTTCAAATGCCTCTATTAAATTTAAAACAATTCTTCTACTTTGATTACTGTCAAGAACTTTTATAGTTCTATTAAATTCATTTTTTTCTACAACATCATCAAATTGATAAACTGGAGACCAGTATACATCTTCTTCAGGAGAAATATTATTAGACTGTAAAATAGAATCTGTAAAAATTGTATTCACTCCACTATCATTACCAAATATATAACTTGATCCTGATATTTCAACTTCAGTGTTTGATTGATATACACCAGAAACGTGTTGAATATATACTTTTGTATTTGATGTAGATACAACCTGCCCCTTACCACTATTTATTGAATTAAAAACAATATCACATATCTCGTCTTTTACAAAATTAGTATTAGATACAGAATATGACATTATTCTATTAGTAGATATTTTCCAATCTTTTTTAAATCTCTGGTATTCTAATATTCTTCCAGATTGATCATATATTGGTTGCCAATATTTTTTCAGTGCTGGTGCTAAAGCCTCAAATCCATTAGTTTCTAATAAATCATCATTAGCCCAATCATTTCTATAATAAAGAACTTTTTGTTTAGCATCCTCTAAAGAACCATACTTTTCTATGATGTGAGAACTTAAGTCATTTTCATCTAAATACCATTCATAATATGGATCTACTATTTTATTAGAAAAATATAAAATCCAAGATTTGTATTCATCATTATAGTATCTATAACTAAATTGGTCTGCTCTTTCAGAATCAGATATATCATATGTGTTAAAAACATAAGGATTATTATAAACATCATCGATTATTTTTACCCGTCTGGTAATATCAATGGATTTGGTATTATTATATGTTATTTGTGGAAACTTGTCGAAGTATCTATCAGCCATTACCTACTACTAGCTCCCCAACTACCTTTTTCCCAAATTTGAATTTCTTTAAATGTTGCAATAAGTTTTACATTTACAGGTGCACCATTTCTTAAAAATGCTGGTTGTCCAGCACCATTATATTGAACTTGTACAGATGTAATTGCTGCAGGCTTCATTCTGAAAGTATATTTATCATTAGGATATAATCTCATTATTGCTATTCTAGGATAAGTATAAAAACCACCGGATTTAAATGGTGAAGATTGGAATTTTAATTCATCTACTATTTCAGCTATTCTATCTGTTTCATTGCTATTATTAGCAACTAAGTCCCAATTAAAAGTATATTCTTTAAAGTTTGGCTGTCTAAATGCCATAAAAAGACCTGGATTTGGAGCTTCTCCAGTTCCAACACTAAACGAACTAATTGCACCTTTAAATCCACTTAATGCTTTAGTAGCAGCACTAACTAAACCTTCGCCAGAACCAAATTTTTCTATTTCACTAACAACATCTGATTGTTCCCAAGATAATATTTGAATATCCTCTAGAGAAGTTGGTATTGGTAAAAATATACTTCCAGCTGGAATGCCACTTTGACCACCAGAAAGATTACTGAGATCAACATTATAATCCACAAAACCTATTCTTATATAAAAATTTCTACCGTTTGCAATTAAATCTTCAGGAAAGAATTTTGTTCTAACCCTTTTATTATCTATTTTTCTTGGTATATTGTTTGGTAGTCCACCAGTATATCTGACTGCCATTTTTATTCCTAATTTATTTTTATAAATACTTTTATTTATTTATATACAAAATGAGCAAGTATAAAGGTTTTTTTAAACCAAAAAATCCAGATAAGTATATGGGAAACCCAACTAACATTATTTATCGTTCAAGTTGGGAATTAAAATTAATGATAAGACTTGACGAAGACCCAAGTATAATATCCTGGGGTTCTGAAGAAGTAATCATACCATACCGTTCACCTATTGATAATAGAATACATCGTTATTTTGTTGATTTTATAGTAAATAAGATAAATAGAAATGGTAAGAAAGAAACAGTGTTAATAGAAGTGAAACCAGCAAATCAAACTAGACCACCAAAGAAAAAAGAAAAGATTACCAAAAGATATTTATCTGAGGTAAAAAATTGGGGTGTAAATGAAGCAAAGTGGAAAGCAGCTAAAGAATTCTGTGAGGATAGAAAATGGACCTTTCACATATTCACAGAAAAAGAGTTAGGAATTAAATAATGAACTTTTTCGATATACTAAAAAAATCAGCAAAAAAATTATCACAAAGTGAATATTTTAATTTTTTAAAGAATATATTTTCACAAAAGGGAACAAATGCATTTTCTCCTGGAAAACTTTATGCTTTTTCTTACAATGACCCAAAAACTAGAGACAGATTAGACCATTGGGACAAAACACCAATTATATTATTTTTAGGCCCAGCAAAAAATGGTTTTTATGGTTTGAACTTTCATTATCTTAGTCCAGGAGAAAGAGCTGCATTTTTAAATGAACTTCAAGACAACGAATCTCAAAATGTAAAAATAAATGTAAATGCTATACAAAATTTGACAAAAAGTCCTATGTTTAAAAGAACAATTAAACATTACATAAGTTTTAGAGCTAAAGGTATTAGAGAAATACCCCCAGGTAAGGATTTTGAAAATTGGATAAATATTTTAAGAATGTCAACAGGAAACTTTACTAGTGATAGAAGAAGACTGGGTTCAAATTGGACACCATACTAAGGAAAAATAAATGCCTTTTAATATAAACGATTTTAGTTCACATATAAAACAAAGTGGTTATCTAAGAAAAAATCACTTTGAATTAAATGTGACAGTACCTCCTATATTACAAGGAAGAAATATAGAACGCCCAGGTGGAAGCAATTCAACATCTAATGTAACAAGAATGATGACATTTAGAGTTGCTAATATAAGAACACCACAAGTTCAAATTTCTGGTGTAAGTGTTAACAGATATGGTGTTGGTCCTCCTCAAAAGTATCCAGTTAGTGCACTATTTAATGAAATATTTTTTACTGTAACTTGTGATAGGTTAGGTGATATATGGCAATTTTGGCATAACTGGACTAGGAGTGTTTTTGAATTTACAGGTGTTGCTGATTCTAACTCAGGCAACGTAAATTCATTACCAAGATATTTTTCAAATTTTAGAGATGAATATTCGTCTCTTATTCAACTTCAACTATTTGATCAAATAGCACAAAATAATAAATCTGGAGTTCTAAGATTTGATATGTATGAATCTTATCCAATAGCAATATCTGAAGTTCCTCTTTCTTGGAACGACCCAAGATTATTAGAATTGACTATAACTATGCATTTTAAAGATTATACAATAGTTGGTTCTAATGTAAGCAGAGAAAATTCTATTTAATAAAATATTCAAGTGGAGAAAATATGTTACCAAAAATTACACACCCAACTCATAAAATTGATATTCCATCTTTAAAAAAGAAAGTTTCGTTTAGACCATTTTTAGTAAAAGAAGAAAAGCTTTTACTTATGGCAAAGGAATCTGAAGATCCTGAAGATATTTTAACATCTATTAAACAAATTGTTAATAATTGTTGTCTAGATGAAAAATTTAATGTAAATGAAATTACACTAT